CCGTTGAAATAACTGTCAGCGTCACTATGTATCTCTACTTTAGCAGTGTGACCACCGCCTTCATATAAGCGAAAGAGACCATCATTTTGACCACTACCACCCATAAACGCCACATTGCCGCCAGCAGCATCAGCAATCCAAACGTAAGCATTGTCTTTATGTATTTTAATAGCACGGTCAGGGCTAGTAGTCCCAATACCTAACGATTCCGCACTCGCATCCCAGAAGAGAGATTGACTAGTGCCAACAGTCAGGTCGCCAGTAACACTTACGTTACCACCAACAGTCAAGTCTTGGCTAAACTCACCAGAAAAAACAGAGAAGGTATCAAATGCGATAACTTCTACAATGTCGTCAACAGCAGCAGCTTCATCCAGCACAATGCTCGTGCCTGATGTGGCAGTGTAGTCCGACTTGTCCAGCTTAATGCCGTTCAGGAATACGTCCGTGAACTCCGCATCGGTGTAGCTGAGTGTGCGGTTGTGGTCATCAGTGCCGCTGAACGTAGTCTGACCAGCAGTCGCCGTAAAGATAAAGCGGTTGCGAATGCCTGATGCTGGTTCTTTGCCGATGTATGCCATTGGTTTTCCTTATGGGGTTTCTTGTTCTGCAACGTGCGCTGCGTAGGCCGAGACAACAGCATCGGTGTGAACTGCCGCACATACGGCTTGAACCTCTGCATCTTCGCTGCTGTAATCGTCACCTGCTGCGATGACGTGACGGTGGTAACTGCGTGAGAGTTCCGTGCCATCTTCGCTGACGACTGTAGCGGTGCGAACTTGCACAGCCTTAAACTCGCCTACGATTTCAATTTTGTCTACTTCGACTGATTTAGTTAGTGCCATTTGTTTGTTTCCTTCTATTTATCGTGGCGGGATTGCCACCTGTCCGACCCGACTTCCAGACGGGTTATGTTGCTGAGATATACGAGCCAGTTAAATATAAAACTCCAGTCCCAGCCACAGTAACAGACCCCGAAGCAACTCCTGAACCTATTGAACTTAAATCAAGTGTTGCTTCATTTTTTCTAACATATGGCTGTAATGTTGTGCGACCAGAAGGATATGTCACTTCTGTGTTGTGAAAAGCATTTATCATTGAATAGTATTCATTAGAATTTGAAGCTGCGTAGGGCAAGCCACCAATGTTGTTGATAGTAATTGTCCAGTTATTCCAGTTCAGAAAAATATGAAAGTGAACAAGAGTTCCAACTTTTGTGTAATAACCGAATTGGTTGTAGTAAGTTCCAGCTGTGTTTCCTGCGTTCCAAGTTGGCGTAAACGTGCCTTCCTCATAATCGCCCAGCGCATTGGCGGCTGCGGTGTCGCCGTTGAAGGTTATGCCGCCGCTTGAAAGGATGCGGAGGCGTTCATTTGCGCCGCCTGTCTCAAAGCGGATTGTTCCAGCGGCATTGGGTTGTCGCAGGATAAGAGGGTCGTTTGTGTTTGTGTCACCTTCTATGTATGTTGCGCTATTATTGGCATACAGTTTCATAAACCGTGTGTTATCACCACGATAGATTTGCAACTGATTTCCGCTTTTTATTTGCGTATTCCCGCTGCTATCAATCGTAACAGCAGTGCTTGAAGCATTGTCATCGATGCCTTGCGATGCGAACGCACCACCAACAGTCAGGTCTTCAGTAACCGTGAAGTCTTTCGTCTGGGTAACATCCACAAAGTCAGTCGGCTTTTTACCAGTATAAGCCATTAGCTAATCTCCAAGATAGACAAGGCCACATCAGCAGACGTTGCCGCGCTGCTAGTTACCTTGAGGACGTCTGACGCCTCCATAACAACCTTCTGGTCACCACCAATAACAACAAGAGAAGAACCAACTGGAACAGGGGCTTGCTTCACAATGTAGATGTTGTCACCGTCATTGTTCTCAAGCTGCACATCAACAGAGATAGAGGATGCGGTAATGTTAGCAACCGACATACCGATGATGGTTGTCGCCGTGCTTGCTGGGCAGGTGTAAATCGTAGCGGCAGAAGTGCCTACACCAGTGTCTGTTTCAAGTTTAAATGTATTGGCCATTTTCTTATCCTAATGCAATTGCGAGTGCCACGGCTGTGCCTGCTTGGTCAACGTCCAAATTAGCACGAGCCGCCTCGGAAGTCGATGCCCCAGTGCCGCCGTCAGCAACAGCAAGGTCGGCAATTCCAGTAATGCTGCCACCATTGATTGTAATTGTAGATACCGTCTCACCGCTAATTGCACTGGCAATCTCCGCGCCAGTCTGGTCAGCGGTAGCGTTTGCCTCAACGCCATCTAGCTTCGTGCCGTCTGTGGCTACGTCACGCCCGTCCACAGTGCCGCCAACGGTGATATTGTTTGTTACGCCCAAGGCTGTAGCTGATGGGCTTGTGAGGGCTACTGTACCATCATTGATGTCAGCTAAGTCTGCCATTATCTCACGGAACGCGTTGTTCACGTGGGATGGGTACATCAGGTTTTCACCCAGAGGCACATCCTCAACATCGGTGTTATTAGCCGCTGTGTTGTCGTACTGAGTAATATTTGACTTAGTCATATTAACCCTCTGAAATTAGATGAAAGAAGGCTTGACGGGCCAATCTATATTGCGGGGGAACCCAGACTGGGCCGTAACATTTAGCAAACTATTTCTGTAATCTGAAACACTTGATTTTTGTTGCTCAGTAAGCTCGGCCCAGCGCAAGCTGTTTCCAGCAATCGGGTCAACTTCAGATTCTAGCTTGATGGCCCGCTCTTGACGAACCTGCGCGGCAGCGGCAGCGTTTAACTCTTCGTTAGTGGGGGCAACGTAAGCCGCAACATCTCCGTTTTCTGCAAACTGAGCAAACAAATACGAGTTGTCGATTGTTTCGTCTGTGTCATCTTGTTTGCATGTATATGGCAGCCAGCCATAATAAGGGTGGTCAATCTCGCAATTAACAGTACCCTCATCGTCAAAGTAAACGGCATTTCTGTAGTTTGGTTGAATACTCATTAGGAAATCCTCAAAAATAAAGACGAGTTGCCAGCAGTGCCAGTATTTGGCCTAGCCTCACCCATACAACGCCACGTTCCCGACAAAGAGTCGCTCTGATTGGTGACAATGTTAATCCCACCCAGATAAACATAACCAGAACTTACCCCCGTTCCATTGTGGTTAAGGCCAGCAGGGCGCAAATTCGAGCCATCTATTATTTGGCCTGCCGTGGTGTCTTGATATGCGGCATTAATAAAGACAAAACAATAAGTTCCAACCGCCCCGAAAGCCTTTGACTGTTCGGTTTGAGCGATGGCTTGGTTCACCCTCTCTGGCGTCATAATTTTTGTCGTGTCAGTGCCTGCCTCAGCTTCAGCCTGAGTAGCAATAGAAGATGAATACGAGTCGCTTGTTACGGCATTGGTGGCAATCTTAGCTGAGGTAACTGCATCGTCTGCAATTTTTGCAGTTGTTACATTCGCGTCAGTAATCTTGGCTGAGGTAACAGAATTGCTCGCAAGAGAGTCCGAGTCTATTGTGGCGTCCGTGATGTAGCTTCCGTTAATCTTGCTGTCTTTCAACAAAACTCCGTCAACCGTGACACCAGATGCAGATGTTTTTTCACTAATTGTGTCAGTGGATAAAGAGTCCGCCTTTGGACTCAAGAGAGCAACTGTCCCGTCATTGACATCAGCCAAGTCAGCCATAACCTCTCGAATTGCGTTGTTAATGCCAGCAGGACTACAGCCCTCGTCAATATTTACCGACTGCACATCCGTGTTGGAAGCCGCAGCGTTTGCATAATCTCTAATACTATTTTTAGCCATGATTTATTCCTGTCCTAAAAGGCCCGATAAACTATTTGTAAGAGAAGACGTGAGGCCATAAGTTTCTTCACCCATAGCCCCGCCTGCTAATGCTGGTGCGCGAGAGCGCGTAGCATCCATGATTGCGCCGACGCCCTCTCTTACCACGGGGACACCAAGGCGTGAATACATAAGCGGAACTGAAGCAGCAGCCGCACCTATTGGCCCAAGCAATCCAGTAGCAAAGCCACCAGCGCCCATACCAGCACCAGCAAAAATCTCAGCAATAGGGCGACCACCCTTAGGCGCTCTCTTCCCAATAGCATCTAGGGCTTGTAAGGCCTCTCTTTGACCAAGGACATCGCCAGTCTCAAACTTTGATTTTTGTTTTGACAGCTCGGCCAAAAGCTCGTTTGGGGCAAGCGCCCCACCAGACTCTCTTGCTCCAGTTTTTCGGCTGGCGGAACCAATAGCCTTAGACAGACCATACGCCGAGTCCACTGCCTCATAATTTGAAACTGCCGTTTTGTTTTGTTTTTTAGAAGACAGTCGTATTTGGTCTCTAACAGAGGAAAGGATATCAGCAGCATTTCTTTCTGCGTCAGTTGAGTTGACCCCCGTTTTCAGGGATTTAATTTTGCCACCTAGATTTTTATCTAGCTGAAACCACTCCTCTCCCTGAAGTATCTTTTTTTCCAACTGAGGTAGAACATCACTATTGATATACTTTAGAGCGACATCTTGCGCTTCCGTTGTCTTCTCTCTTGCTTTTGTTTTAATTACAGTATTCACATCTGGCAAAATGTCTACTTTAGGATTTTTTATCGAAAGGTTTGGCTTCACAAGTTCGTAAGCATTTGAAATCTCTGACTTCATGTAAGAGATGGCCTCTGAGCCAGTAGCACCTTTAGGTAACGGCTTAGAGTTAATAATTTTTAAAACTTGATTGATTGGCGCCCTGCCGTATTTCTCAACAGCCCTATTTCGAGCAGAAGCAACAGCCCTGCCAGCCAAAGGAATGTATTGAGCAATCTCTTCCACTGTGCCTAAAACACCACCTCTTGCTTGCCCCAAGGTCAAGGGAACTTTTTCTTTAAGGAGATACTTTGCTCCCTCAGACACCTTTGGCAATGCAGCGCCCAGAGTACCCCCCAAGGCACCGCCAATGAGCAAGCCACCAGTAGCGCCCTTTAGGGTCTCACCCTCGCCGCTGCCAGCCGCGCCTGCGCCATACAAGGCTCCCTGCGCCGCGCCTGTGGCCGCAGCCGTTCCAGCAGCACCTAATTTACTACCAACTTTACCGCCTAGCGCGGCAAGTTTCGGCGCCCTTGCAGCGGCAAGAGCGGGAACAAACATAGATGGAATAGAGCCAGCAATTTCTAACCCATAAGCGAGAGGAGCATTACCCGAGCGAAAAGCCTCTAGCTTGGCTCGCTCCTCGGCTACAGCCTCTTCGTAGGTTTTGTCACCAACGGCTGATTGAGCAATCGCTGCAAGCTCGTCACCGAATCCGAATGAAAGACCCTGACCTGTTGCACGAATAACATCACCAACACCAGTCTTGAACTCAGGTGTCTCTGTTTCAGTCCTCATTCGTCTGATTTCAGCAGCAAATGCACGAGCATCCTCTACGTTACCAGCCGCATCCGCTTTTTTTAAAGCCGCCTCAAGTTGTGATAAAGTCGCCATTAAGAATCTTCCTATTGATATTCAGGCTTGTTTAAAAGGTCATCAATGTCATCGGGATTGTTTTTGACAGCGTATGGATTTACATAAGCATCCCTTTTGTCAAAGATTCTTTTTCCAGCCATTGTCGGCAAAGTAGATTCATATGCGTTATTATATCTTTTTAGAGCAGCATCATACTTTTGCTCACTATTCACTCTGTAGTCGTCAATAAGAGATACTTGAAGTGCCGAAGGATTAAAGGCACTCACTTGGCCACCAAGAGCCTCGATAACCCGAAGTGCGTCTTGTTCGGTCATAACACCGCCGCCAACAATGTCATCTTTATACCTACCAATAAGCCCCTGAAGCATCGCGCGGGCGCGGCCTGTTGCAAGGTCACCTTTTTTAAACTCAGGGTTAGTAGACAGTGTCTGCAAAATCATATTCATTGCCTGCACCGTGCGACCCAGTCCTTCTGGAGCTGTTTCAAGCGCATTTTTATATTTATCTAATGCTATTAACTTTTGTTCTTCTTCAGTAACCTTTTCATTAAATTCTAAAAGGTTTTTAAATTTAGGAACGTCCCCAGCGCCAAACTCTAAAGAGCCTGCGGGAAGAGGTTCATTTGTTCCTGAAACTAACCGTTGGCCACTTATCTTGTCAAAGTACGTCTCAGCAGTCGTTTTCCCATCTGGTAACAAATATGTTTTAGGGGAGGTCTTCTGAGCGGATTGAGAGCCAGAGGCTCGACGTGCCGCAGCCTGAGCGGTTAACATATCAAGCATTGGCTTCTGCATAGCAGCCTGCTCCTCAGCGCGGAGCTGTGGAAGCATGGCTGCAATACCAGCAGGGTTAATCGGGCGCAGCTTGTCCAAATCATCAGCCGTAACAAGAGAAGGTTGCTGCATCTGTGCTGCCTGATAAAAGCGCATAGTGTCAGCAATATTCATTAGAGCTTGAGGTGCAACTGGAGCAACGGCGCGGCCAATATCCCGACCAGCACCAAGAAGACCGCTTCCGACACGACTTGCGCCGCCAAGCAATCCAGAGCCAACGCGGGACATGATGTTTGGAGAGCCACCTTGAGTCTGTTGAATTATTCTTTGGGCGTCTGCATCGCTTAACATCCCCATATTGTCTTGAGGCATTGTAGGGCGAGGCATTGGATATGGTGTTTTAAGAAGAGACATTGTTTAGTTTCCCTAATTTAGCGGCAGCAAGGGGGCAACCGTGACAGGAGCGCCTGTGCCTGTGTTGGCTGGTGATGTCGGGACTTGTTGAGGTCTGTTTTGATAGTTTGCAAAGGCTTGTCCAATTTGAGGAGCGGCAGCAGTCAAAGCAGCCCCGACACCCATGCCACCATAATTTGGGGAATACAAAGGCTGGGTTTGTTGAGAGCCAACAGTTGCGCCACGAACCATGTCAGAGTAACGCTGTGCGCCAGTAACCTCACGTTGACGCTGAGCATAGTCTTCTGAGCTTAGCAGGCCACCCAAAGCCATCCCGCGTTGAATATCTGTGAACGGCATCTGGCCAACAGCAGAAGCAGCCTCAAGACCAACGCCTGTGCGACGAGCCTCTTCACCAGCGACCCCAGTCAAGCCCTGTGCCGCTGCCATGCGGTTAGCAATGTCTTGTTGTTGCGCTTGAAACATCATTGGCGATAGGGCTTCAGCAGCAGCCTCTCCAGCAGTGCTTGCAAATAAACCACTGCCAAGTCTGCCACCAGCCGCGAACTGAGATGTCAGAGGGCGCATTGTTCTGTCAATTATGCGCTGAGAAGCTGCTTGAAATGCAGGGGAGGACATACTGTCACCAGCAACACCGCGATAAACATCAGCAGCCTCACCAAGAAGACCGCCCTGAGCCAAAAGATTTGATACAGCTTGAGTGCCTGCTTCTTGGAATGGGTCGCCAGATTCGGCAAGAGCCATCCCACGTTCAGCAAGAGAGCGCTCGTAAGGGGAAAGCGTTTGGATGTCCTCAAAAAGACCCCTTGCTCTAAGCTCGCCAATGTCAGACGCTAATCGGGCATACTGAGGTTGAATATAATCGGGGGCAAGAGTCGTGGTTGTGGATGTGCCTGATTGACCTGCGCCACCACCATCCATTGCATCTGCGGTAATTAGTGCGCCTGCTACTGTTGCTCCTGCTACTACAAAAGACATTTATTGCTCCATTTCATCAATCAGCCGTTTAATCTCAGATAATTCTCTTGGCTGCAAATTTAATTCATCGAAAGAGTCAGTTACTACTTCTTCTTCTATCTCCGAGATAGACGTACTGTCAGTTCTGTGAACTGTCACAAATCTACAAGGCTCATGTGTGTATATAATACGCTTGGTGCCAGCTTTTGTCACGCCATAATGTGGGGCCTCAATAGTTATTGTTTCCTCTAAAGTAATAATAGTCATCTTACCCTCTAGCAGAAAAAAAGGATGATTTTTTTTGTGTATTTTAGTGATAATAATTGCATCCGCTGGGTTGTATATTTCACGGATATATTGACCATCAGCGAAACTGTGAGTTGTCGGATTCATGGCGTGCAGAGCATTGTCACCAAGGTAGTTAATGCTTTTTGAAATACTTTTATCAAACCTACTTACAGCCTCGTCAAAAAGCTGTTGACTTCTTTTGTATTCAATAAAATCCCAAGCCTCGTCAAAAGAAAAAACGTGGTTAAGCCCAAGCTCCTCCGTCTTCTCCAAAAACTGCTGTCTCGCCTGCTCCTTTGTTAAGGGGGCTGTTTTTATTTGATGGTCTATATCTTTCATAGTCGTCATGGTCTTCTCCTCTAACCAATAATAACGTAACCAAAGTCGTGGTCGTGTCCGTCGTTCTGAGAGCCTACCACAAAGCTGCCATTATTGCGCGTTTGAACCCAAGGGTGGTTGTGGCTACCATCGCTGCCAATGGGTGTGAATAATATGATGCTATTTACGCTGGCACGGCGGTCAGTAATAGTTAGCTGGGTTGTATGCGCGCTAATAGTAAACTCACCCGTAGAGTTAATCTTACCCTCTAGGATATTATTCACTACCTCAGAAATCTGACGCGGCGTTCCGCCCTGTTTTGGAAGGTTGCGGTATTGGTTAGCCATTAGCGACGACCCCGAACCTGACCATCAACATCAACGCCCTGCACATTTGTCCAGCTACCGCTAAGGTTAAGCCTCACACGATGAAAACGCCCAGAGGAGCGCACAGGACAGAAGTTGTCGTTGTTTAGCGTCGAAGCCGAGCCAAAGTTGACCTGAGCATTTTGAGAGTCGCGAGAGGCAACTTGAGCCGTAACCGTAAGGGGTACGCCACTATTGTTTTCAACATACGGAATAATGTTACTGACAAGGGAGCTACGCCCTGCTTGCAAATCAAACTCGCCAGTCTCAACGATAGCGTCAAGATTGTCACCAGTGAATGTTTGAATTTTCTTGTCTTTTGAACCAGCAAAGAAAAACTCACCGCCCTTATAAACGGAAGAATCCAATGAGCTAGGGAGGCTATCCAAACTACCAGTAATAGTAGCAAGACCCTCAAGGGTATAGCCAGCAGTAAATAGAGGAGCCATAGCATCCAAACCAATATTTGCAGTACTCCAGCTATCTGTTGCATAGTTATAAATAATTAGCTCATCAGGGGTTCCATCGCCAGAGTCAACACTAGGGTATGACCAGACAACAATCTGACGAAGAGGGTCAACAACGGCACTCATTCGTGCTGAGTTGTTTGACTGAAAGCGACTAAGGAAATATCTGTTAATCTTCTCTGCGCCAATGGGTTTCGATGACTGACCGTCAAACATATAGAAACCGTCATCAGACAAGTAAAACACATTTTGCCCAAGAGACACAACAGAGCCAGAAATTTTACAACCGCGCTGTAGTTGAACTTTGTCAAATTCAAACACCAAAGGTGAACCGACATACTGAGCGCGTACAATGCCGCGCTCCATTAGGATTGTCGCATACTCACCGCCAACAAGACCAGTGACAGCGCCCATGTCGGCGATATCTTGGAAGTCAGCTTGTGTATTAGGGTCAACAGCCCAGCTGTCATAATCGCCAATACCAGACCAGCGCACACGATAAGGCTTCTCACCATCGGTGGTATCATTAGTGTAACCACACATAACAAAGTCGCGCACAACAGCAATGTGCTTGGCTTTAGGAGGAGAGCCACCCAAGTCTGCAAATCTACCGCCACCAGCCGCTACAATGGTTTGTATTGGGTTACTGTAATTTGTTGCAATAACTTCTTCACCAAATTGCACAAACTTCCAAATAAAACCATCACCAGTTGAATACGAAGTGTCACTTGTTTTCGATATATCCGTCAGGGACGAGTCTGTAGCATCAAACTTGTACAAAGAGTTTTCGTCGCCAAGATAGATAGCAGAAGAAGCTGAGTCATCCTTTGCCGCGAACATGCCTCGAATGAATTTATTAGCCGAACCAGAAAAAGGCAAAACATCTGGAAGGTTTCCGTAGCCATTTGCCGCTGGCACTACGTTATTCGCTACAGTCGCCCCAGCGTTTTGATACGCTGGCTGGTCTGGCAAGAATTGTCCTAATTTAATCATTACTGTTCATTCCAATCTTCTGAGCCTTCAGACACGACACTCCAGACTTCAGAGCCTTCAATAACATTGCTCCAGCTTTCCGAACCCTCAGGAATTATAGACCATTCTTCGCCTAAAATCTCCACTCCAGTTTCTGTAAATATAACAAAAGAAGACATAATGGATTGGGCATCAAATATTCCAACCGCCGCAGCCTCCATAATAGCTTGCGTTTGCATATTCGCATTTCCAGAAAGAAGAAGTCCGCCTTTTGCAACCATGGACGCTGGGCCAGCCAGCATCGAGGCGCCAAACTGTATGCGAATACCTTCAGCAGATACAGACGCGGAAACGCTTGTGTCACCCTCACCAAACTGAATACGGATACCCGATGACGACATAGACGCGGTAACAGAAGGGGCCGCACCGCCAAACTGTATTCTAACAGCATTAGAAGATACAGACGCAGACGCGCTAACTGTTGAAGCACCCTCGCGGATGGCTACAGTGTTCCAAAATGAATTGTCTAGTGGGTAGTTGGGGACAGCTTCAAGAGGCCCCCAGCTATCAAGCTGCTCTAGTGTCGGCCCAACAATATCGGCCATAACACTAAGCCGCCGTAATGTCTATGCCCGAAGCGGCAACTTTAAAGATGTCACCATCTGCGATTGTCTTGGAGGTTGTCAGGGCAGAATGAAATAACAAGTTTCCGCCACTTAACGCATCCCAAATACCAACGTGAGTAATGGTTCCCCAGTCGCCACCGATAGCAACAGAAAACTCAACAGCAGCACTGTTAGATGCCGTGCCAGACGAAGACGCATCAAAAGCCATCGACTTGCGAGCATAATTAAAGCCACTAACTTCAGCGCCTGTGCCAGCGTCAGTAGGGTCAGCAGTATGAAGGCCGATGTAAACAGCCGAAGGAGCTGATGTGCTTGCTGTGCCAAGAAAGTGGTCGAGAAACTTATTCTCAAGGTAATCACTCATTGCGCTCATGGTTTATTCTCCGTAACTGGATTTCATAAACAAGCCAGAGCCAGCTTGCTTGCCGCGCTCTTCTTCTCGTTTTATTTCGTCTAATGCCCGTGTAAACAACTGCTCGTAAACTGTTGTTTTCTGGTCATCCATTAAATATACACTAGCAGCAGCAAGTGCGCCATACAAATATGCGTCAGGGTGTCGAGTCAGGATGATGTTAACTAAGTTGCTATCTGACAAGTCAGGAATGCCCTCTGAGTAAACAATTTCCGCTGTATAGTTAGCATCAGGGGTTGGTGCAAACTTAATCTCACCACCAATGATTGTGTAACCCTTTGGCTTTCCCTCTGAGTTGTTTGCGTAGATTTCATTCACACGAGTAGGCGTATAGTACTCAAGAACCTCTGTCGGCGCAGTGTTTAAC